TTAGCCGCTTCGTGCTTGCGCTCTTCAGCAGAGGCAAGGTTTTCAGCAACCCTAGATGTACGTTCGTAATAGAGACCAGTGTCAGCTGCAGCCAATGCTTCTGAACGCGTGGTGCGTGCTTTAATGTCCGCCATAGCAACCTGTTCCTGCATCTGCTGTTGGCGTTGTGCTTGCTGATTTTGCTGCTCAACCGCTTCAATAAGCTCGGTCTTGTTCTGGACAGTAACAGATTCAAGCAAGACTGAATCAGGAATTGCAATCCCAACTTCCTTGAGGTGTAGCAGGGTAGCAAACTGGTTCTGTTTTTGAGTAGTAGTATTAAGACCTTCTTCAACAGCACAATCGTAACGAGAGAAGTTCTTGTTATAGAACTCTTGAGTAGGCTCTTCGCCAAGAATCCTGCGCACTTTGCCAGGAGTAAAGTTCTTCTGTACCAACTGAATCATTAAGCGACCAAGCTGCTTGTAAGAGAAGTCTAGCTTGTCATAAAGCCCTTGAAGCTGTGTAATGCCAGCACCCTGACGAAGCATGGACAGAATTCCAGCTTTATCATCGGTAGCTGATCCAAGTAACTCTTCGTTAACACCAGAGATTTCTGTTACTTCTTTTGCCAAGAGCTGTGACAGTTCAATCATAGACGCAGGAACTTCTGGAGTTGGTAACGGCTGTATAGACTCACCAATAGAAACTTCAGGCTTTAAGGGTATATTTCTACCCTGGCCAGTCTGATAAATGTCTTCCGGATTAATCATGTTATCCGGCTTATAGATCATCGCGTTCGTTACTCTAGACTCCAAAATATCAAGCTCAGTAATCCGACGACGATTATATAAATACTGAGCATCACGCAGCTGGCGTACAACACCTTGCACTCTCCAATTCCAGAAAGGAACCTCTGGGTTGAAATAAGTAAATACAGGAACAAATGGGTAATTATCTAATTCAAATTGATTGTCGTATAAAGCTTTATTGTTAAGCAAGATAGACATGCGAACCGTAGGAATATCTTGTTCAACTACCGTAACTGATGGATAACGCTGCAAGAAGAGCTTTAGCAATTCGTCTTCTTTGCCGGTCCACTCCATCGTTTCGCCATTAATCGTATCAACCAGCAGTTTTTGGCTCCTAAAAGAGCGGTAATAAAACTCATCGTAGGTAAGTTGGTCGGTTTCGTCGAAAGAAAAAGCTTCCGGCATGTACTGAAACTTACCATCGCGAGCACCTTCGCCGCTAGCCATTCCAGCTATGTCTGTAGCATAGTCAGGAAGAAGGGACATAGCAACTTCTTTAGAGACAAAAGATCGGCGCATAATACCATTACAGTCTGAGAGATCTGGTTTACGCGTAAAGGTGTCCATAATAAAAGCATTATATGGAACACTATCAACCTTTATGTCACCATTAATAGGGTCTTTGCGATAGTCCATGTAAGGATGCAATAGGTACATACCGGTAACACATGCACCCTCAAATGCATCTGAAACCGTTTCGCCAATTGACTCTTGCTGGTCTGCCCAGAAGAGAATCTTTGAAAATTGGTCAGCTGTCTTCTGATCTGCATTTTCAATTGGTATAGTCTTAAGTGACTTTCTATTTCTCCGTTGAAAACCGGTTATTGTATTAATAACGCGAAGTATACGATTGAACGTATACATGTGGGGTCTTCCAGGTAAAACTCCATACAGCTCTGTCATCAAGCCTTGCTCGCCAATAAAGAATCGTAAGTCATACGTTGCCTCAGTCCAGTACGACAAGTTCATCGTAATGTTTCTGGTGTAAAACGTATTGGCCCGCTCGTTGGTATCAGACAGCGAAGATGTCGAATAATTGGGTCCCAGATCTTGAATGATTGCCATTAAAAACCTTCCCGAGAGTAGTTTGCAAACTATAATCTATAATAGATTAATACATTGCAGCCAGAAGGTAGAACTTTTCCTATAAACAATAGGAATTTTTCCTGAAAGAAGTAGGAATTTTTCCTATGACAACCATTTCTTATTTCTTATCGCCTTAGGGAATCGGAAATAAGAAATAAGAAAAGCGAGTGCTCCGGGAGTGCTCCGTGAGCAGGTAGGTCTACGTAGGGCTACTAACTTTATAAACAAAAATTGGACCAGCGATTCGCGTCGCTGGTCCAACAAGAAAGTATGTATAATGCATAAAATACACGACTTGATCCTACCACAACCCCAACAACTTAAGCAACTATCAAAGATCTTCGTCGGGTTCGCTATACGAAGAAAAAATAATGCCGACGTCCGGAAGATGCTTGTTTAGGAGTCCTTCAAAACGTTCCATATTAAAGTCAAAATAGAGAACATCCTCGTCAGAAAGGGTATAAAAAGAAATGGATAGTGTTGTGTAACGGATTGGGTCTTTGTTATTTTCAGAGGGACCTTCCTTCACTCTCAAGCTAAGATGCGCTTCTCTAAGAATAGAGTATAAACGGAAATCGTTTACGACGGAGGGCAACTCCTTAAGGAACTGCTTCCACTGTTTAATAACTACACCCTCTTTTTCGTACTCTTCTACCTGGAGAGGGGTAGCAATTTTAGTCTTAAAGAATTCTTCAGGGCATATTTTTTCTTTGATCCATATCACTATAAGCCCATCTCCTCCAACATTGCAAGACTTACACCAACAAACACCCTTCTTACTGTTAACACTTAACGTGTTGCTTTCCTTACAAAAAGGGCAAGGATTGTTTTCCGTGATGTAACCTTCACCGTCGCAACTCTCAGGAATATCTATATCGCAATACTTTTTAAGTACTGAAACGATAGAATTCTCTTCCTTCCAGCGCTTCGTATAGCGATTAAATGAGTCGCCCTCAATAGGTTCCGGGGCCATGACAGGTTGCATGTCATCTGGAAGATAACTATATTTACGTGTCGTCGTGAATATTATAGGCATATCTAGAACCCTTCTCTTTTATTTATCTATCTCAAAGCTCATCTCAGGATAATGTGCTTTAAAAATAGGCTCCCATAAAGGACGCTTGCTCTCAAATATATCGTAAATGCTACCTTTTTGTGACTCTAAGCTGCTTGTTCTAATCCTAAACAAAATGGTTAACGGACTACACACCAATGAGACTGGTTGTAACCATTCTATTATTTCATTTAACTCAGGATCATTTAGCTTTTTAACGTCTTCGCGAAACAAGGGGAAACGTTTTTCTGCAATCTTAAACGTGTCCACCGCGTCTTGTAGACAAGAATTGCCCTGTTCTTTACAGTTTAAAACTTTATTTTCCATCTTTAGAATCCTCCAAAAATAAGTACTTTACGTCGCTGCCGCTCTGTCGAAGTAATCTTTTTTACTAGATTTGCGATCCATCGGTTTTTTGCGCGGTTTTCTAGTTGCCCAAGTTGTTTCTAGCTCAGCCGCAGACAAAAAATCTGACGTTACACTTCTCCAATTGATGGATCTCGCGATACCATATTCATGCAGAAAATCCGTAACAACCACATTGTCTTCATCACTCTTAATCATATCTTCTAATCGTTTGCTGCCCATGCCCAACTTGTAAAGATAATACTTGTCTTCACTACATACAAATTGAATAGTATTTAATAAGCCAAACGTTGCATCGCTAACCTTTCCACGAAGCTCTTCGATGTTATCAAATGCTTTTTTTAACTCCACTGCTACACAATCAAGCTTATACGTAAACGTTACCCATAAGTATTTATCGCCCGGAGTGACATGCACATGTGAGGGAGCACTAAAAAGACTACCGAATCTACTTTGCATCTTACATATAAACTTATCGTTTACGCGTTCGCAAAGCTCGTCGATTTGCTTATCAGAAAGGTCATCTACAACATACCTTGAAATATATGTTTGAGAAATAAGTTCCATCTCTAGAATCCTCCAAAATTAGTCCCACTCCAATGATCTTGCAACGCCCTAGGCAAGTTACTCTGCTGACCATAAAGTGCTCGTTGCTTGGATTCTTCCAACTGTTCTTTGGACAATCCGTCCTGTGTCTTAGCAAGAGAGAGGCACAAATAGCGCATAGCATCTGCGTAGTGTGAAGAAAAGTCATGAAGTGGTCTGTCTTTGTATACTTGTCTGCGTGAATCATATTCCTGTCTATAAGATTCTAAACAATGTAGGAGTTGTTTGCAAGAGACTTCGTCAATCCAGACCTTAGATCCAAGCGCCGAGCGAACCGATTCTATACCATCTACAATGGCGATATTATCAGCCACTGTAAACAACACGCCTAGCTGCCTAGCCTTTTCAAATCTTGTATTGCCACTAGAGAACTCATGATGACGAATGTCGTGAGGGGCAATATGTACCCCATAAAGGTAAGGTTTAGTTCGTAGATGGGTAATGTAGTGCTCGAGGCCCTGCTTATTATTTTGGTAGCAGTCTATTAAGTGGACATTAGGACCAATGTTCTGGAAGAAGATAATAGACGTGGAGTCTGAGTAACCCAAATCCCATGCAGTGTGTACTTTGTGCGATGGATCCCAACTCACAGTTCCAATACGGTTTTTAAGACGCATGTCGTTAATGTAGCGAGAGTAATAAGACCCTTCAACACCGCGTGAGAATGAACAGTAATATTCCTGTTCGATAAGATCCCGGGATATGATCCCCTCTTTCTCTTCACGCTCTATCTCTTCGAGAGGAATGTGTTTTGTCTCTGTTAGGGTAAGCTTTTCACAAAACCAGTGTTTTGGATTCTGCTTTGCTATCTCATACATCCGGTAGAAATCATTGCGACCACGTGGCGTTGATATGAACATAGCCCAGCCATCCTGTGCATTAAGCGCTGGGGAGAGAAACTTATACGCATCAGGATCAGCCAGGGCATATTCAGAAAAAATAATCCCCACAGGGTTTGTTCCAACAAGACGATTGTAAGAATCAGACCCAGCAAGAGAGATCATAGATCCATTCTTAAGCACAATCTTCATCTCAGTCTTGTTAACGTTTTCCACAAACTCAGGTGCAATATGATCTATAAAGTGCAACCCATCACTTGAGATAACTGAATCCATAATTACTTTTTTGGCCTGCGAATAAGTCGGTAAAAGATAGAAGTAGTTACCCACTCTTCTATTGGCTGCTCTGGCCATGAGGTTAAACGCTACTAAATCTTTCCCGGCCCTTCTGGGCCAAACTAGCAAGAAGCGCCTACGTTTATCCTGGGGATCTTCGAAAGCGTTTATTATATTTTCTTGATATGACCTAGCCCTAAAGTAGGGTGTAATAGATATGGGACTTGAGCTCTGAGAAGATTCGTCAATGGAAATAAGAGACTCGCTTATTTCAAAAAGATCTATCATGAGTTTTCGGTGATTTTATTATTGGTAAATTTACTTTGTGCATCAGCAAGCGCATTAGCTTTAAGGTGTTCTTTCCAAGCAAGATAGGCTCTAAGGTCTGGATCGTATCGTCCCAAGCTTGGCATAATAACCGATGGTTCCCATAGTTTTTTAGCTCCCACATGCGCAGCGCCAAGTTCACGTTTATCTCCAAGAACCATGAGTGTATATTCGTAGGCTTGTTTAAGCACGGGATATCTAGTCACGAGACGCATGTAATCTTCTCTGGCAACATGGTATTTTCTCCAGAATTGATTAGCTTTAAAAGCTTCTGGGTCCTCTTCTACCCATTTAGTCATTTCAGTTGCAACACGCTCTGCCCAAGCCATAGTTGTGATCTGGGTTTTGAGTGTTCGCATGTCTATATACTCATCAAACACAGGTTTTTTGGTTTGTTTTTTTGCAGTGCTAGACTTAGTGGTTTTACTCATAATCGTATCTCCAGCAGCGAGAATTCGGTACGTGCCTCTAAATCAGTATAGAGTTTCTGGGCAAAAATACGACAGATTTGCAAGTCGTTGTAATAGAGTCCTGCTCGCTGACCAAGGTCTCCGAGTAATTTTACCATGTTATCTGTATCTGGCTTAACTGCTGCTGGTGAGTTGACAATTTTGTCTCGCTTTTTCTTTGACATACGTTGGGGGATGGCTACATAAAACGTTACTTGAAGTTCTAATGGACCCATAAAGGGAGGTAGATTGCCGTGTTGATTTCTTAGATTGAGTCCTAGAACGAGTTTGAGTTTTGCAAGTTCATCATATACTCGTCCTCTACCAAAGCGTGGGGATGCCCAAGCTTTGGGATCTCCGATAAGTATGTAATCCATACGCCCTCCAGTATGTTTATCACAGGTTACCGAGTGTCAACAGTTTTGCAAGAGAATTTGGTTGTTTTACCCCGTGAAATGGGAATCATTTTGGTTGATTTTTGTTTGATTTGATTTATCACGTTGTACACAACTTCTAACAAACTCTTGAGTTTCTTTGGGTAGCGATCTAATCCAGTCTTCATTTGGGGTCTCCAAACGGACAGGGGAAGAGTCCGACAAAGTCGAATGATACGGGATCTCGGGTATCTTGTACTTCTTTTTCATGTTCTGCACTGAGTGATTCTTTCTTGTATTGTCGGCTTGTTTCAACGTATTGGCTGCATGCCTGGATAAATTCAACATCAGGGTTGCAATCTCCTGATCTGAGATCGAGGCCAACGATAAAGCGTCCTTCCGACTGATCTTGTTGTTTGTTGTGTGAAAGTACATCTTCGCTATTTCCATAGCTCGTTGCATCAATTTGTCCATTATTATGCCTTTTTTTAGCTTCTTTGACCATCAATTGGGTCACTAACTGCGCAGTATAACGATCACCCTCTTCATGAGCGTGTTGCAAAATCAGTTTCATCTGGTCAAAAGTTAACTCATCACCCTTGACTTCAGATAACTCCGGAATATGTTTCATATCTTTTTTTGGATTGGTATTAAAAAACCCTATACCACCACAAAAATTTCGTAGGCTTTGCCTCCACGTAAACTTCTTGTGGAAATCTCTCTCTCTCTCAGACTCTCTCTCTCTAGAAGACTGGCTCTTAGAGATAGTTCTTTGGTATATGTTAGTTTCGTTAGAAGAGTTTAAATATATATATTTTAAATTAACATCATATAGGCGGACATTTGTAATCTTAGATTGATCAGGTGCTGCGCCTGGGGTATGATCCGTTCGAAGCCAACTTAAAAGATGCTTGCAAGATAAGAACCTAAAACAAGATAAAAACTTGCTTAGCTGGTCTTGCATAGAACGCTTGGTAAAAATAGAACTCCATGTATACACACAGGTAGTGTTAAACCCAGCAGGACGATACCACTTAACCCACCCAATACTCCAAAAATAATTAAGAGCACGACGAACAGTTTTTTCATCCATACCCAAAAGCTTCGCAGCTTTGAGCTTAGATAAATATAACTTGCCTTGGTATTTATGATTCCATTTTAAAAAGTAATTGAGAACTTTAATAAATTTAGGACTTAATTTCTCGCAATGTGTAACGACCTGGCGATAATCCAAGCTTTCTTGCGGGTTCTGAAAATTTGCTCTTGACACTAATTGTATCTGTGTCATAATTTCTTTCGAATTAGTTGTGACATTTTTGTCACGGTTTTTTTTCTGTAATTAAGCCCTTCGGGGCTTTTTTACTCGGTTAATTTCAAGGCGGCTTTCCAGGGACGGAGATAAAGCTTTAAATTAGCCAAAAAAGATTAGATATGCAAGGAGTGGCCTACAAGTTGCTCCTTGCTTCTTTCTTTTTCTACTCTTATACAATTCAATTTTGCTTCTTAGATACGCAGTGCTATCTTAATTACATAGCCTACGGTGATGTCCTATCACACATATGTTTAATACTATGGTACAGCAGCGTAGACTCTGAAGCGGAATGGTGATTTATAATAAAAATATCTGTGAGAACTTGGTGTTTTTGGCAATAAAAAAGATGTCACTGTTCCGCTTTTTGCTGGATAATAACTTCTAGATTTAAAGCCCCGCATAGCTTTAAGAGTGAACTCATGCGCATGTCTTTCTGCTTCCACAATATGGTCGCTAAGTGATCATAGGTAACGCCAGCCTTTTCTGCGACTTCCCGCGTAGACGGAGCATCATTAACAGCACCCCGTAAAGGAGCAAGTACCACCTTCTGATACATTTCCAGGTAGTCATTTTTTCCCATGAGATTCTCCATTAAAAATAGATAACAGGTTTTCTTTGCGGGCCGGATTGTCCAACGATTGCTTCACCATCCAGTCTATAATTCTATGCACCGTCATTATACGCGCAGGCTTCTGCTTGTAAAACCATCTACACACCGTATAGCCACTCAAACCAGTATCCCGCGCCACATCAGCAGCCGTAAATCTCCCGTCAGCTAATACAATAAATAAATAGTCACGCACCAATTGCTGGACCTCCGCCGTCCTTAAACGCATAGGATCAAATTTAACCATACTATTCCCTAATTCTAAATTCATAACGATATATCTAGTATCATATTAGATTAAGTATACAAAGTTGTCAATATTGTATTGACATAGACTAACTAGTACTATATACTATTAAAGAATGGACATGGGAAAAACAAAAGGGAACACCATGAATACAATAATAATATTACTTTCCGTAGCTATCTTGCTACTGTTTGCCAATCTGACCGTCATGCTGATGCCCAGATTGTTTACAAGTGGACGGTATATTACGGTTCGACAGCTCCGAGAGCAAAAGGGACTTACAAGGATAAAAGCTGAGATCCCTATAGGGTTGCATGTTCGGCTTAAAAGTCTGTCGGTGTTAAGCAAGTGCAGCATGCGACAGTTAATTGTGGATATGTTAGAAAAATACTTGAACGCGTGTGAAGAAGTGATACAAATAGAGGTGAAATGTGAAACAAAACCTAGTGAATCTTAAAGCAGAGCGTGACGCAGCAGGACATGTCTATTTTAAAATAGTTACTGCGTTTAATAGCATCAGTGAATACAAGTTGCACCATCCAGAAAAGGTAAAGGAATGTAATGAGCTAAAAAAGAGTATGCTTCCAGCACTCGTAAAAATAAAAGAGATATATAGAGAAGCCAACGCAACTTGGTATGATGCACAACACGGAGATTAGTCATGAAAAAATTTATCTTATCTATAGCCCTTTTAGCGTCTCTTCCCCTACAGGGAGTAGGTGGATTTGGGCGCTCAGTTAAAGTAATAAGCACTGACGGTAAGTTGTCACCGATAGCAACCCTTAAACAAGAAGATCCTCTAAAATGCTGGGCACCAAGTGGACGAACTTATTACGATAACACCGTTCAACTTGTAACTGAGATTAAAACAAGTGACTATTACTTTCTATTCACGTGGCCTCTTGGTGGCTTTATTGGTGGTGGTGATCAAAAGCTTGTAGACAACCACAACTGGAATCATATTACCGTTAAAGAAATATACGAACGTCTTGAGTCAGGCGGAACTGTAATGTGTGCATGTGTTCCGGGTCCATTCAATGATTATCATATAGCAATTCCCATTACAAAAGCAGTCCATTTTTCTGGACCAGATAGAGAACTAGAATTGTATGACATTACCGCAACCGGATACTATACATTCTCCACACTTCAACTTATTGCAAGAAGCTAACATGGAAACGATGCCGCCAAGAGTACTACAATCAACTGCGCTGAACGAAATCTTCACTGCGCTAGCCAAGGCGCAAGGGGAGATGGAGTCAGCATCTCTGACAAGTATTAATCCATTCTTCAAAAGTAAATATGCAGCTTTGCCCGAGATAATAAAGTCGTCTCGCCCCGCATTGGTTAAGCACGGTCTTTCGGTTATACAAAGAATGGCTACTAACGATAAGGGTGAGCTTGAACTTCATTCTATTTTGGGGCACACATCAGGCCAATGGATTAGTTCAGTGATGCGAATTAACCCACAAAAGCCTGATGTGCAGTCTCTCGGTTCTTATATAACTTATTTAAAAAGATATATGTACGTAGCCTTGGTGGGTGTAATAGTTGCTGACGACCTTGACGACGATGGAGAGTCTGCCGTAACCAGAAATAAAAAACCCGGTATCCCCACGTGGCAACAAAGAGAATTGTTAGTTCACCTAGACAATAATAAAGATCTTCTTAACAAGATTATGAAAGAATTTGGATCGCTGGACAATATACCACAAGATCGATTCCAAAAAGTACTTGAGTATACAAAAAGTGAGGCCTTAAAAAAGGCATAAAAATATAAAGATCTTGATACCTTCCCGCGTCTTGATCAGCAAGTCGGGCGCGGGTTTTTATCTAACCAGGAGTACACCATGGAACAAAAATGGTCGGTGCCAACAAGATTTGATCTGGCACCGTATAAAACCATCTGGTGCAACGGCAACACCGGAGAATCGTGCGATCTATATGTTCAAATGTCTCAAAGCGGACAGATGGATTGGCAACGCGTAGGAAGCGTCCTAGAACGGTACTTTAAAGACCGGCTTATTTGCAAGCCACATCTTCTGGATCAGTATTTGTAACCAACCAGATATGCTTCGGTTCAAACTCTTTTTTGAGACGACTAAATCCAGCGTCTATCTCTTCAGGCGTCGCGTTATTATTTAATTCAATAAATATTATCTCACCGTAAACCTCTTCTTTTACTTCTTCTTCTTTTCTGGAACATCCAGAAAGAAATAGAAGAGATAAAAGACTAAAAACAAAGTACATTACCTTCATAAACACCTATTAGTTAATGGGCCCATAATAAAAAGGAGAGAAAAATTACAGGCCCATAAGAGTAGCATGAGATGCTGCGCATTGCATGCCTAGTATTATACGATATACGTTCCCGATATAGTAATAGAACTATCATCAGCAAAGTCAGTATCATCTAATGCAGCCACAGCTCCACCAGCTACATTAGCAGAAGATATAGAAATGGTGGCACCTGTTAACGTTGCGGTTATCATTCCAAGAGCCGTTAACTTACTGTAATAAACCGAAAGAGTTGTCATAGCTCCCGCAGATATCGGAAGACCAATAATTGTAGCTGCGCCGTTGTCACTACCTTTGCTAGTAAGAACTATATTAAGGGTGAACGCTACAATGCTATCTACACGAGCATAAGAACCAGTCTGTGTGCCATACGTAATACCAGTCACTCCACCACCAAATCTTAATACCGGCGTCCATCCCGTTGACGCAACATACGCAGCACTACCTAATTGATGGTTACTGTCTACTAAGGCATAATTTATAGTTCCACCAGGAGTGACTCCATTAATACCAGCAATAAAGCACGCATCTTGTTGGCCAGTTCCTGAGCCATCTGTACCAATTCTAATCTTGTTAGATTCAGTAATTGTGCCCGTATTGCCTATGCAAATATTACTTGATTCCGTAGTGGTATAACTATATCCAGCCTGATAACCAATGCCAATGTTTCGTTGACCACTAGTCGTTCTAAATGCTTGATATCCTATACCAATATTGTGTAAGCCAGTATTACAGTTAAGAAGCGCGCTAGAACCAAGCGCAACATTCTCGTCGCCCGTGCTACATACCTTAAGTGCTTGATACCCCATTGCAATATTGGTATTTTTTGCTCCTGTACCGGTTCCCATAGCACTATATCCAAATGCAATATTTTGCGTACCGCCGGTATTACCATCTAAAGCAACGTCGCCCACCGCAATCTGATAGGTGCCCGTCAGCATATGCCAACCACATGCACGCCCTATGGCTGTATTATTAGTGAATGTAACACCGCTGCCCAAACGTAATGTATTCTTACCAATACCAATAGTGCGCGATACATTACCAGTAACTAGTGATGCGGGACCTATACCCACATTATCTACACCGGTCGTTATCCCGTTACCGCTAGTAGGGCCAAGCAATACATTTCTACTGCCAGTTGTTAGGGCATTTCCTGCATATTGCATTCCAACATTGTCTGTTCCAGTTAATGTTGTATTAAGAGTGCGCAAAAATATATTGCGTGTTCCCGGAGCAGATAGGTAAGAAGTTGCACCAAACAGTACGTGACCTGCCGTAGCGGTAGTCGCAGCCATCAATAAATTACCAGCAGTTGTTTCAATATCTCCGCTAGCCGTTATGGTACCTCCCGGAACAGTAAGATTGGCATCAGTAATCGTATTATTAAGTGTATTTATTGTTGCCATGACGTTCCTTTAAGGTTATACGATGTAGGTGCCAGAAATCGATATTGATGTATCATTGGCAAACCCAGCATCAGTTAATGCAGCCACAGCGCCGCCAGCAGCATCTGCCGAGAATATCGAGATGGTCGCACCAGTAATCGTAGCCGTAACCATCCCAAGAGCTGTTAACTTACTGTAATAAACAGCTAAAGCTGTTGTCGCTCCAGAAGAAACAGGAATTCCTGTTATCGTCGCAGCACCATTCGAAGATCCCTTATTGGTAAGAATTATATTTAAATTAAACGTAACAATACTATCTACGCGAGTATAAGAAGCCGTCTGTGTGCCATAGGTAATGTCAACAGAAGCACCCCCAAATTCAAGTGCAGGAGTCCATGCCGTTGATGTAACACGAGTTGCACTGCCAAGCTGACCATTGCTATCAACCAACGCATATCCTACTGTGCCACCAGGAGTGACACCATAAATACCCGCTATATAACAAGCATTTTGTTGGCCCGTACCCGATCCATCAACACCAATTCTAATCTTATTATCTTCAGTCGCAGTACCCGTAGCTTCACCAATGATAATATTGCTGGATTCACTTGTAGTGTAGTTAGATGCCACTGCATACCCAATAGCAATGTTTCGATCGCCAGTTGTGATTGGCAAACTTGAACTTCCAATACCTACGTTATAGTCTCCAGAGGTAATGTTAAGTCCCGCACTTGCTCCAGCAATTACGTTATATGATCCGGTAGCTGGGTCACCAACACTATAGGCTGAGTCGCCAAGTACCACGTTTTGCTGAGCGCTGGTTGCACTCAATAACGTGTCTCTACCAACTGCCACGTTATAACTTCCCGTTACAACGTCACCACTCATCGAAGTTTCACCAACGGCAACATTGCGGTGGCCACTGCAATTTAGAAGTGTTTGATACCCAATTGCTACGTTTCCTGTACCAGGCACCGTGGCGCCACTCATTGCCTCTGAGCCGACTGCTACATTGCCAGTGGAAGCTACAAGGCTATAAAGTGCTTTATAGCCGATCGCAACCGTATCGATTGCCGCAGAGTTAACCGCACCATTTCCTACTGCTGCCGCTCCCACAGCAGTTAAATACAAACAGTTAACAATATTGGCACCTGCACTATCACCCATAACAGAATTTGAACTACCAGTCATAGCAAAGTTGCCAGCATTCGTACCGGCAAAAAGGCCACGAAAAGTGTGAAGAACAGGATTTCCATTTATTTGTAACTGTCCCGC